AGGTAAACCCAATAGTTCAGTTCCCAGGACAAGGTATCGTAGTATTCGGTCAAAAAACTTTACAAGATAAACCATCTGCATTAGACAGAATTAATGTAAGACGATTATTATTAACTGTAAGAAAATACATCGCATCTACTTCAAGATACTTAGTATTTGAACAAAACACATCAGAAACAAGAAACAGATTTTTAAATATTGTTAACCCTTATTTAGAATCAATCCAACAAAGACAAGGTTTGTACGCATTCCGTGTTGTAATGGACGATTCTAATAATACTCCAGATGTAATTGATAGAAACATTATGAAAGGTTCTATCTTTTTACAACCAACTAAGACCGCTGAATTCATTCAAATTGATTTCAACATCTTACCAACTGGAGCAGCATTTAACGGATAATTTAAGAAATAGATATTTATATAAAAGAATTAAAAAATAAAGTAAAATGCCAGAAATATTAGAGTTTGATAAAATTTTCTATAAGAACTTTGAACCTAAGTTAAGTAATAGGTTCATTATGGAAATTAACGGTATAGAATCGTATATCATTAAAACTGCAAGTAGACCTACATTCACATCGGAAGTTGTTGAATTAGACCATATTAATGTAAAGAGAAAGATTAAAGGAAAATCTACGTGGGATGATGTAAACATTACTCTTTATGACCCAATTGTACCTTCAGGTGCACAGCAAGTTATGGAGTGGATTAGAACATCACATGAGTCATTAACAGGTAGAGATGGATACGCAGCTTTCTATAAAAAAGATGTAACATTCTATATTTTAGGCCCAGTAGGTGATAAGGTAGAACAATGGACTTTAAAAGGTGCATTTATCACTCAAGCTAATTTCGGTGATTTAGATTGGAGTTCAAACGACCCAGTTGCAATTGAACTTACACTTTCGTATGACTACGCGATCTTGGAGTTTTAATTTAGAATAAAAATAATAAAAAAGAAGGGGATGCAGAAATGTTATCCCCTTTTTTATTTTTTTTTAAAAGTGTATATATATTATTAAACACAAAGTTATATTATTTATGGAACAAAACATAGAACAACAAGTTACAAGAGGGTTAGGTACACAACCAACTCAAACACAAAAATCATTCGCATTCCCAACTGAAACTATATCATTGCCTTCAAAGGGATTGGTATATCCAGAAAGTAATCCCCTTGCAAAAGGAGAGATTACAATCAAATTAATGACTGCAAAAGAAGAAGACATTATTACAAATCAAAATCTAATTCGTAAAGGATTACATTTAGATAAGTTATTAGAATCGGTAGTAGTTGAACCAGGAGTAAATATTAATGATTTAGTATTGGGTGATAAAAACGCAATTTTAGTTTCGTCTAGAATATTAGCATTTGGTACAGATTATGATGTAACTATAAACGACCCTGCAGATAACGAACCTGTTTCCGTTACGGTTGATTTGTCTAAAATAAAAATCAAAGAAGTAGATGAGTCAAAGTTAAATAGAGATAACGAATACGAATTTATCTTACCAAAAACTAAAACTCCAATCAAATTTAAATTATTGACACATGGTGATGAAATTTTAATTGCAAAAGATATAGAAGCATCAGAAAAATTAACTAAACAAAGTAACGAAATTACAACTAGATATAGAAGAATTATAACAGAAGTAAATGGTACAAGAGATTTTGGATATATAAGCAATTTTGTATCAAACCAATTGTTAGCAGCCGATTCAAAGTCTTTAAGAAAATATATATCCGAAATTACTCCTGATTTAGATTTAACATTTGATTATGAATCGTTGATTACGGGTGAAACGGAGGCACTTCGTATACCTTTTGGGGTTGACTTTTTTTACCCTACCGACTAATTATTCTCTTTTATTACATCAAAAGATTTTTCAAATGGTGTATTATGCAAATGGTGGGTTCAATTGGCAGGATGTTTACTTTATGCCTTCAAAATTAAGAGAATTTTACTTTAGAGAATTATTAAAAGTAAAAGAAGAAGAAAAGAAAACTGCAGAAAAAGTTTACAAATCAAAAACCCCATCTACATCCAAAGCAAGAAAGAGATAAATCTAAAATAATGTTATATTTATATAATATAAAGAATACATATGCGTAAAAAAATATTAGTAAAAGAAGCTGGTTTAATAGATTTTTTCAAAAGCTTCTTTAATGCAAAATCACAAGGAAAAGAAAGTCAATGGCTTCAAAGACTTAGAAAAGCAGACTCTGGTTTAGCAGACATCTGGTCAGATTTTGATGATAAAGTATCTAAAAATATGTTTCAACAAAAAGCTAGTTTAGAAAAATTAGGATTAGATAGTAGTCATATAGATAAGATTATTAAACAATACGGATTAAAAAACATTTAATTTAATCCATTATGGCCAAAAGTAAAAGTACAGGCAAAAATATCGGTTCCGAAGCAAGGCTAGCAGATATTGCTTTACAAAAGCAACAAGCTCAAGCTGATCTTGATGCATCTAAAAAGTCAGATGCAGATTACGCTAAAAAAGAGAAAAGGTTAAACAATCTTATCAACCTCGAAGAGAAACTAAAAAAGAATCAAGAGACCCAACTCAGACTACAAGAACAATCACTAAATAATATTGAAGAATTAGAAAGTAGTACCCGAAGTTTAGGTGTATCTATGGGAAAAAATAATAAGGTATTTAAAGGATTTCAGTTAACAACCAGTTCAATAAGTGGGACATTACAAACGGTTTCACTAAAAATGAAAAATTTGGGCCCTGATGCTAAAGAATTCAAAAAAGAAGTATTCAAAACAGCCGATGCAACTAAAAGTTTAGGAAAAGCTATTATAGAAAATACTAATAAATTAAAGAAGGGCCGAATAACACAGGAACAATACAATTCATCAATAATAGACTATTATGAGAATTTAGAAGACCAAATTGAAACTTTAGAAGGGTCACTAACGGGATTAACAGGAGCAAGTAAAAAAAATGCCGAAGCAATATTAGCCACATTTAAAGCAGAAAAAACAACATTAGAAGCATCAGCAACCGCAGCAAAAAATACTACGGCTGCAATGAAAGGTCTTGATTTTGCAACTTCACAATTTGCAGCCACAGGTGTACCCGCAATGTCAGAATTTGGGGAGGTATTAAAAACCGCCGCAAATGGTGGTAAAGGTTTAACACTTGCAATGGCGGGATTAGGTGCAGCCGCAGGTAAAGCTTTATACGATTTAGGACTGGTTGGTGATAAAATAGGAACCATTGCCAAATATGATGCACAAATTGCACCATTACAAGCAAAAATAGAAGGTAGTTTGATGAAATTTGACTTGGGTCAGGGCAAAAAGGGAGATAAAAATTTTGTTGCAATGGAAGCATCTATGGATGCAGCAGCGTCTCTGACTCAAATGGCCATTGAATTTAAATCCGCATCTAAAACTGCATTATTTGGTAAAGGATTGGGTTCGGTTGGATATGGTGCTGGACAATTACAGATGGCAGGAATAAGTGCCGAAACAATTGCGACTTCAATGAAAGATGCAACATCCACTATGGGTTCAAATGCTTCTGCAAAATTTGGTGCAGATGTTGCAGTATTAGCAAAAAGAACAGGACAAACATCAGAAGGTATAGCATCTATTACCGATGCTTTTATGAGGACAGGTAATGTATCCGCAGAAACTGCACTTAATATGCAAGAAGGATTAAGAGCAATGGCAGACCAAGCAGGCATTAATTTGGGAGCATTGATGGAAGATGTTGCAGCTGCATCAAAAGATGCATTATCATATCAACTTAAATCACCAAATGCAATAGCAAAAGCAGCAGCATTTGCTCAATCTCTTGGTGTTAAATTTGCAGATATAGCAGAATCAGGTAAAAATATGGTTCTCAATTATAAAGATAGTATTAAGGCTGAAATGGGATTATCTGCAATGTTGGGTAGGCGAGTGGACTTATCACAGGTTAGAGCTAAATTTGCAGCAGGTGACCAAAAAGGTGCACTTGCAGCATTAAAAGCACAAGGATTAGACCCTTCAAAAATGACTATGTTTCAACAGGAACAACTTAAAAATGCTACCGGTGGAATGGATTTAAATGCACTTCAAAAAATAGCAACAAGAACGGGCAGAACAGGTGAATTAGGTCTTGCAGATACTAGAACTGAAAATGAAAAATTTCTAAAAAGGACAACGGACGCAGAATCTTCAAAAGCAATAGG